TGTCGCTTTGCTGTGAAGGCGGTGACACTGTGATTAAAAACGCATACCCTGCAAACATAAGCAACAAACCTATTGCTAATATTTTTGGTGTCCAATCATTAGCAAATGCTTTTCGTGCGTGTTGTACGTCTTGCGTCTCTAAGCTGAAAATATCCACATCCATTTTTTTCATTTGGGCTTCAAAGTCTAATTCAGCTTTTTTTATCTCTGCTAATTGTTCTGGCGTAGCAGACTGCATAGCTGTAGATATAGATTTAGGATCAGCTTTACAACCCAATACCGATGCAATTGCATTAGCAGCTGTACCACCTAATGGTCCTGCTAAAGCCGTTCCTAGAGTTGGTGCTACTGCACCAATGATACCTTTCAACGCACCTAGTTTCATTTTTTGGACACCTTTTCTTTTGATAGCTTTTTAGTTAGATTTGAATACGCGACCTTAACTGCACTGATGAACGCTGTTATACGCGCAGATAATATTGCTTTGTATTTCACAAAAACAGCTTTTATTTCACTTATAAAACTATGCATATCTATCTCCTATAACGGGCTTGCTAAATTATCCATGCCTTCCCACAGATTATCTATTTCAGTTTTAAATTTTTGCAACTGCTCTTGATAGCTTTGCAGGCTTTCTGACATGGTCTTGTACTCTGCTAACACAGTAACCCATTGCACACGCATTTCTTCTACTTTTTCTGCACTGACATTAGCCTCTGTTAAAACCTCTTGTTGACGAGACTTTATTTGTTCTAACAATGTTGATAATTCAGTTAGCTTTGCCTGTAAATGTGCTAAGTCGTTGTCTTCTATACGCTGGTTAATATTAGCGACCTGTACTTCTAGCGGCTCTATTTTTTCTATTACGCCTATAGCTTCGTCAAAACTAGTTTCTAAGTTGCCTATTCTAGATACAAACTCACTTGCCGCCCATATGCCACCACCAATAGTTGTAGCAAACGACATAAGGATGGCGATGTAGACACCCTTAAATTTAACACCCCCACCAACATCTAGTTCAATATCTTCAATTGCCACCTACACCCCCTAGTGCACCTGTTTGGCTATTTAGCTGCGTAGTGCCAGTGTTAGATATTTCTATCAGGTCCATTTGCAGTTGTGCAGCATCGTATAATTTTGCGTTAGGATTGTAGCCTACTGTGGTTATAGCTATAGCCTCACCTTGACCATAACTGTAGCTAGAAAACAAACTACCCATTGTAGGTATATCCTCGTAAAAACCATCGTATTCAGGCGTTACGCTAGACCATCCTATTTCAGCCTCATTGTTAAAAAACATACCTTGCAACACTGTATCCTCGACGCTGTTATCCCACTGCACTGTGAGCTCATCAGCCCATGCGTCATACGTCACTACAGCGTTAGTCATGTTATTAAGGCCCTGTATAGCATCTGTGTTGATCATACCCAATGCAACAGGGTCTTGTGATGCAAATAGTGATGCAGCGGCTAACTGGGCACTGTCTTCTAACCTATCTAATGATTCGTTAAACAGCGTTACTGTAGAGTTATTTAATTGCACATCATTGGCTCGTATCATCTGCTGTATAGCGACACGCTGGTCCTCTGTCTCACTCATTAAGGCTTGCTGGTACATTGCCTCAACTTTTGATATTTCTGTTGCAGCAGCCGTAAATAATGCAATCTGTGCTTCTAGCTCGTCTTTGGCTTCAATGTAAGTATCTTCAAGTAAATGCTTGCCTGTATAATAATCAGCATTCACTGTAGAAACGATGCTCTGATTATAGTATCCAGCAGACTCTGTAAGGTCGATTTTGAAAGAATCTGTGTAACCTGCTGGTGCTACTATTGCTGTGCTTGCGTCTTCTATAACAGACGGTATCATGCCCTGTATAGCAACAACGGCTGCTTCTGCATTAGCTCTTTGAATATTTATGTAATTAGCCGTATTGACCAATTCTTGGATTTCTACGAATTCACCAGTAGTAGGTCGTAGTGGGTCTATGTTCGGATTTATTAAATTACCAAACGTAGCAGATTGCGGATATGTGTCACCAATTGACTTTACGGAAACGATCAGAAATAGACTTACCGTCAGAATCTGTTTCAGCAATTTCGCCATTTTCACCGTTCTCTCCTATCCCGAATAACTTGTCAAAATAATCCTTTTTTTCTTCATAATTTGGTATGTATACATCAGGATATTTTTTCATCATAATGTATGCATTACGCCCAACAATAGTTTTGCTTTTATGCAGCAAAGGGCATGGGCTTCCTGATATTGCCATTGCTAACCATGTCTCTGGGTTTTGGCACAGCCTACTTATACCAGCAATTTTCATCCCTGCGGATATTAAAGCTAAACTATCTTTTCTTCGATTACACTCAGGGTCTTGTACATAGTCGCCTTTACTTAACCCAAACGACAATGTGCTTACACCTCCGCTTATGCTTTTTAAGCAGCTATCACCACCGCCACTCATCAAAGATGGACTTATGGCACTGCTAACAGGGATGTCAGAGGCCGCCCCAGCACCCTGATAGACTGTGCTTGTGGTGGTCGAAACATTGTTGCTGTCGTTTGTGCCGTCTTTATAAGTGTTAAGATCACCTGTCTGACTATCACCGCTTTGTGCAAGCACTGACAGCGGAAACAACAACACCAATATCCAATACATTATCCCTCTGCCAGCATAACCGCAACGTCTTTGCTGCGTTGTCCTACCTGTCTTGCATAGTTAGAATCTAATAACTCTGTGCCAGCTAACTCGAACAAACCTTGCTCGATGTAACCAATGGTTTTTTTAAACTTACAAAACGTAGATAACCCCATGTTAAAAACAAGATTAACAACAGCTTCTTTTCGCCTGTCAGATAAATTATCAAACCAATCAAATGTTGTGCGGCATTGTGCCTCTACATTTGCTATGTCGTTTTCAAGTAAGTACATAGCTTCACTTTCGCTAATACCTACAGATAAATTTCTTCCAACGCCTATAGTTGGGTGTCCCATACTGCAATGGTATAATTTGGTCTCCAATCCTTCATGGACCACTAACTGTTTTTTTAATCGCTCATAATCCATTAGAATCTTCCCTTCCAAACACGCAGCTTGTCAAAATCACCAGACAATAATTTTTTGCGTAACACTTCTTTTCTTGCTTCTGTGTCGTGTGGCTGCAACCCTGCTTCTTTGCACCACTGCTCAACTAAATGTGTAGGCACAGAACCAACATATTTACTTTCACCAAAATTTTCAGCACCTGCATTTTGCAGCATTTTTTGCCTATCCAACAAAGGCTGCACATCATACTCACGCTGCACAACAACCTTATCTTCATTATGGTCATATTTAATTTTTTCTTTCATTCTTCTCTCCATAAAGGAAAGGGGGCAAATGCCCCCCTGCCTAGTTAACACCAGTTATTGGTTATGACGTTGTGTTGTCAGCAACTAAACCAGATGCTTTTTCGTTTTTAACACAAAGCGTTAATTCAGTAACCACTTGACGTTTAGTAGCGTCGCCTGATTTTGCTAATTCAATGCTTTTAGTTGGTCGCAACTCATGCACAGCAAACATATCATTTTGCAATATGTAAACGTCGCGGCTACGGTTTTCACGACTAGGTACAAACTCAACAGTACCCCAAGGCGTAACATAGACTGCTAATGACTTAACAACCTTTTCGTCACCAGCTTGCACCTGTGAGCGTTGGTTGTTGTTGCCTTGGAAGCCTAATGCAACATCCATCTGGAATGCAGATAGATATACACGATCAGGATTACCGCCACTTTCCCAAATGCTTTGCATTACTGCATCAAACTTAGTTTGAGAAAATGCAGTTGGTGTGCCTGCGTCAGTTCGTGCGTCAGTACCATCACCAGTAGGATCAGCACCTGCGGGAGAACCGCCAGCTTTATCAGTGTTGGTTTTGATCCATGCACCTAAACCAGCTAACTCTCTAGCTGTAGTCGCATTACCTGCAACCCTTGCATTGTTGTCAAAAAGAGCTTTTTCAATATCAAGTTTTTGCTCGCGAGCAATCTTGAGCATTTGATATGCCATCTCTTCTTTACGACCAGCAGTAGTAACAGCTGAACCAGTGTCAGTAACAATTACAGCATTTTTAAAGATTTGCGTGTAATTACCCAAACGTACAGTTGCAGTAGGCTCTGCGAAAGCAGTTTCATCACCTTCGATGTGAGCGTTAGTTGCAGAGGAACGCAAGGTGTCAGTTTGCCACTCATAGTAAGTGTTTGTTGCTTTTGCTTTTTTACACGCTGAAAGAAAAGGCGTGTCATCGGGAGTTATCGAATAAATAATGTCCGATAAGTCTTCTCGGATTCCTTTCATATCGTAGGAATCATACGTGTTAGATACCTGTGTCATTTTAAATTACCTCAATTATTAAGTAGTAAAGCTAAAGCGTCATCGACGCTGCCAGATTGTTTAAGTCTCTCACGTTGCTTTTTCTGGGCAATTTTTTTAGCACCTTGCTTTTTAGAACCTGCTT